CTCGTGATAGTTTCGCGAATGCTGGTACGGCCCTTGCTGAAATCGCCGCTGATGTTACGAACCATGCGCTCCATCATATCGAAAGTCTCGGGAGCAACTTTCGGCTGCTCTTTGGACTCACCCTTTGCGAAAGCTTCCTGCTGAGCAATAGCAGCTTTACGCAAACCGTCGATATTCTGGAGGGCTTCCTTCATATAGATTCCCATATTTCTGTTCCTCCTTATTTTTCGGTTTCAACAGGTAGGGGAAACTTTGTTTCCCCGTACCTTCTACTGTTCTTATTTCTGGAAAAGAATCTTTACGCTACCGCAGATGCCGTCCCAATCCATGAAGGTAGGAACGCCGGATTCTCCACGACGCTCGTAAGAAACGAATACTTCTACGGTGCCGTTAGCTGCCTGAAGAACAGTGTCAGCCGCAGCCTTGTCAACAACTTCGAGAACGAACAAGCCCTGAAGCTCGCTTACGTACTTGACGTTGAAGATACCAGCCGTGCCGTTGCAGGCAATCTTTGCATCCTTTACGAGAGGAGCATAGTTGCCAGTACCGACCTTAATCTGGAGGCTTCCCGTTTCAATGAATTGACCGAGGTCAATTGTACGGAAGAACATCTCGACGTACTGTTTGTCGCCAGCGTAATGGATAAGGCCAACCTTCTGGTCGGTAATCGGCTTCTTGACGGCGTTATAACCATCGGTCAAGCCGGGGATACCCATATCGCTGTAACGATACTCAAAGTTCATGCGTGGGTCGTAGTTGTCACCACGGCCAGTGCTTGCGAGCATGTGTAAGTCATGATTCAGGTAATTCTTGTCGTACGGAAAACCAGGATACTTACCAGTCGAGAAGTAAGCGGTGCTGTTCACAGCATCCTCACCACGACGGTTAGTCTTGGCATAAATCGCAGGATTGAAGCCCTCGTAGTTTAGACGGTCTTCAAGAGCCCACATAGCCCACTTAGGTGCGCCCTCAGGAACAATCTCATGGTTCACGCCGTAAACCTGACCAATAACCTGCTGACGTTCCATTTCGTACTCAAATACGGTCATTTCCTTAACCTTCTCGGGGAAGGACAGAGGAGAAATCGTCACGCGGCCATTCTCATCAGATTTAACTTGTGCGCCAATGAACAGTGCGCCATAGGCAGAACCCCAAGGATTCTCCTCAGCCTTGTCCTTGTACGCAAACCACGGGAATTCGACGATAGAGTCCGTAAGAATAGGACCAGGCATAATGCCATTGAATGCATCGTCGTCACGGGTGTATTCATTGCGTTCGAGCATACCGAGAGGAAGGTTTCCAGGACGAACGTCTTTTACGTCAACTCCGTCTTTCTGAATACGTCCAGTTTCGGAACTAACTGTATAACCAGCGTCAGCAAGAACTTCAGAAGCAGTCTTTGCAGAATCACCAGCAAACGGACGATAACAGTTGCTCTCGTAAGCATCAGCAACGAGAGGAGTCCACTCTTTGCCAACACCCTGAACAGGTTGTCCTTGAGAACTCGGTTTCACGATATCGGTCAGCTGACCAGTAAAGGTCGGATAAGTATCCGTAGCCTTACGCAGACGAACAGGAACACCGCCATTAGCGAGAGTAAGAGTATTGAACTGCTTACGAGACTCGAAATTGACAAGGTCCATGTGCGGGTCGCCAGCAACGATACGTCCCTTCGGAATAACGATTTGGTTAAAACCAACGGCCCAACCATAACGGAAAAGAACGGGTAAACGATAATCGAACTCATATTTCACGTTCGGAACGTCATGAGCCGAAACGTTCATGTGATTGTTAGTACGATTGACACGACCCTCGGTTTCGTCTCTATAACCAGGGAATCCACTGCCGTCGAACATTTCGCCGCGTGCACCCGGCTGAAGAGCTTCCTGGGTATTGTAGTTTCCAGGCTGCAATGCCATGTATATCACTCCTTATATAAAATTGCGTCACGATTAACGGTGAGCTCCGGCAACTGACATGAAGAGTTTCTCCAAGCCTGCCTTCAAGTCTACATTACCAAGGTCTGCATTTTCTTTCACGTTAACCTTGTTATCCTCGTTAGCTTCCTCAGTCATTCCAGGATTCGTAACAGAACCAGGAAGTGGAAGCTCAGGATTTACTGGACCTTCTTTGGCTGCTTCTGCCATCTCAAGTTTCAAGTCATCGATAGAGTCACGGATTGAGGACTCTTCACGATTCTTTAACTTGTCTGCATCAAGTTCAGCCTTGCCAGTAAGTTTGCGAAGTGCTTGCAGATTGTCAATGAGACTTTCCTTAAGAGCAACCTTAGTGCTCGTGAGTTCAGCTTCAAGGCCTTCCTTCATCTTCAGCTCTTCAGCTGCTTTCTCTTCAGAAGCCTTTGCCGATTCTGTCATGTCTTTGACCTTTGTCTCGAGCTCAGCCTTAGCGGCCTCCAACGCCTCGATTTTCGCAGTAAGTTCGGCTTTCTCCTTCTCAGCTGCTTCAATCTTCTTCGTCGACTCTGCCGCAGCGTCGGTCATTTCCTTCACCTTGGCATCGAGAGCGCCCTTGGACTCGGTCATGGCTTTCAGCCCAGCTTCGAGGTCAGTAGCCTTTTTCTCAGCAGCTTGGACTTTTTCTTCCATTTCCTTGATATCCATGTTTTGTGTCTCTCCTTTGTACGTGATATTTATTCCGTCTGTATTCAGACTTTCAGTTACAACCGGCGGGGCCGCTTTGGTAGCCGGATAACTGCGAACATTGCCAGCGAACATGTCGCTCGGAACTACTACGTAAGAAACTTCCTTGGGTTCCATGGAATGAATATCCCAATATGCTGTTTCCTTTCCGTAGACATGTCCGCGCTTATGCTCGCAACTGATGACTTCACCGTTTTCGTCGAGTTCGATTTGTTTACCACAGATTGAACAACGAACATCCTCGGCAATGACACCAATCGAAACTGTTCGATTAATACCGTTCTTAACGTCGGTTTTTGCTTGTTCATCTGGTACGTTAACTGTCAGTAACAATGCCGGCGTATTAGAGAACGTATCTCGAGTTTTATAACTGGCTGATACGACTCTTCCGATAATATCTCCGTTTTCTTCATTGTGATGCTTTATAAGAGGACGAGGATACGGCTTAGTCCAACCAGGAACACTATTCTTTAAGCACTTTTCGGAATAACGAGTATAATTTCTCGTTGCGTGTGGCATAGCGTGAATAGCTTCGATGTCAACCATGATTGAGGAAGGGTCAACGTTATTCTCAGCTACAGCTTCTGTCACATTAATACCAGAAGTATTTCCGTTATTCACTTGTTCAGTGAATGAAGCATTAATACCTCCGTTTCCGTCAAGGTACTCATGAATCATTATTGCCAAATTATGTCACCACCTTTTCTGGTTCCATGCCTATTTTGCAGGAACAGTATGCGTGAAACGCTGGTATATCGTCTAGGCTAAATTTGTTAGTCTTAACGATGTCAGAGTACTCTTCTTGGTCCTCAGAACCGTTAAAGTGTACGAATACTTCAGGAATCTTGAGTTGCTGACAGGCCTTAACGTAACCGTACCAATACGCCTTAGAAACTATTTCATCGGCTAGGAACCGGATACGGTATTCAACGACATCGAAAGCTGCACGTCTTTCTGTCTTTGTACCGTCTTTGCCGATAGATTTTAATTTCTTGTGAACGTCACGAAAAACCTTTGTAACAATTCGTTCTATCTTTTCGTCTATTAAACGAGAAGGAACTTTACGAATTGAATCAACTTTTGTTTTCGAATCGGACAGTGCACGTTCAACACCTTTTTGCATCTCAACTGCGGCCTTTGCTTTAAATTCCTGAATTATTCCGTCTCTAGCTACAGGAAGGACAATACTCGGCATTTCATCATGTTCAACTATATCATTACGAACAGCTTTCCACTTTTTATACGCAGTTTCGAACTTTGTCCTATATTCCTGCTTATTTTCAAGTGTTTTTTTACTAACGGCATCACTTTTTGTGCTTTCACTCAGGTTAATTCTTTCTGCTGATTCTTTTACCTTCATACTAGCAGTTCCGTGTTGATTACTCGGTTGTACTATTGAACTAGTAGTTCTTTGGCTTTGAGTTCCGCTTTCAGAGCCGTTAGTGTTGTTCGTTGTTCCCATTCCTTTGGCTTGCGCAATAGCTAAATCATGTGGCGTCGTTATCATGTTCATGTGCAATCTAGCTTCGTCAACGACATCGCTATCTTTACCAATCTTAATACGTGCTTCTTCAAACGGAATAAGATTTCCTTGGAACATGTTAAGAGCATGAGTTTCTTTCTTGATTCTGGTTTCGAGATTTATTTCTTCGAACTTAAAGCGAACGATGTCCTGTTCATTATACACCGGATTGTATCCGCCTTCAAGTAGCATTTCTGTAAACATTTGGTCTTCGATAAACGTTGCAATTTGTCTCTGATAAAATTTAACGGTATTATGTTCCTGTTCTTCCATGGAATCAGCATCTTGTTTTGCTCCACCACGTCCCATGGTACTAGCTGTAACGTTGAGCGCAGTGAATACTCTTGACTCACAATACTGCATGTATTTCGTTATATCCATGGCTTCACCATCGGCGCCGATACTATCTATATGAGTTCTTTCGTTAGTTATTATAACACCGTCGGTGTTTACTTTTTCAAGTTCCTTGCGAGCATCAGTAATTTCTTGGTCAGTTGCCCACCCCTCAGGATTATTTTCGATACCGATTCTAACGTGAGTTATCGGATTAGCGTAACGATAAATTTGTGTCAGTGCAGCGCCTTCTGTTTTTCGAAGCATTTTAACGTCTTCGAGAGCTGCAGAAATTCTAGGATGACCAAACGCAGAATTACCGTCCTTGTCTATATAGAAATGAATAACGTCAGTAGCCTTAAAAGACTTTTCGTTGTTTCCGACAGATTGCTGATAATTCTTAACGGTACCGTTTTTGTCACGTTTTATTTTTACGGTTGTTGGGTCTATTCTGAAATAACCGCCGACTGGTTTAACGTCCCAAACCCCTTGAGCTTGAATTCCACCCATTTGTGCAGTATCGACTCTACTCTTTACGAGAAACGCGTTAGAATATTTTACCAGGTCTTCTGCTACTCCCTGAAGAACTAGGTCTATGTTCGTCATCGTAGCAAAACTCATGAAACGAAGTCTTTGACGAATATATTCCGCAGCAGCATCGTTATCAGAAACAATAGAGTACCCAGCTTTAAAAATTAACTGGCTATACTTTTGAGTTGCTACTGCGATATATGAATCAGCTGCGCACGCCTCTTTAATTTCGGCAAGGTCGTATTCAGGGTCTTCAAAATCACCCGAATCGCTTTCACCGCTAAAACCGACGGCCTTTATTTGGAAGTTTTTAATATTTCCGTTTGAGATTTGTTGGCCGGCAGTTCCTCCACCGCCACTGCTCGAGGGCACCTCGCGAATCTGCAAGGATTCCTCGGTACTCTTTCCGAATAAGAAACTCATGAGACTCACGAGGGATTCCTCCAATCTAATAATAAACTATACAACCGTTCGAAGTTAGAGCAGAAGATTTAGGTGTCTTTCCTAATCTAGACGAAACAGTATATTCAGCTGTTGCTCTATACGATTCTCTATCGGAATCAGTCATTACTCCGTTAGGGTCGTTAAACGTAAACGTAACAGAATTGTCATCGCCTATTGATGCGATATTTATGCTACAACCAAGATTGTGTAATTCTTGACTTCTCAGAATGCTGCTCTCGTCTCTCTTCTTTGCTAGGCTACCTGACTCCTCAGTTGTTGATTCTTTCTTCGTTAATAGGAACGGTAACACTGTATCTTCCTCCGAATGTTCCTGGAGCCGAAATCGTGATACTCTTGCCACTACTATTATCTTTATTATCAACTTCTGTAGTAGTATCAGCAGCAGTCTCTTCAGTTTTCTTTTCACCAGTAACACTTTGTACTTTTTCGTCGGAGGTAGTAGCAGTTTTTTCTGTCTTGCTTTCTGTAGATTTATTACTATCTGTTTTATCGTCTTTCTTTTCTTCCTCAGGGGCAGCGTATTTAGAATCGAGACCAAGAGTGTTCTTAACGTTGGTAAGTTTATCACCAGTAGTACCGTAAATCTCTGGGTCTTCCTTGATAAGATAATCGATATCGTTCTGACTCCAGTGGCCACCATTCGGAGCAAGTCCCCAAACTTTTTCGTCGGCGGGGTCAGTAATCTTATTAGCCTTATCGACTTCTTCAGGTGTCGGTTTCTGAGTACTTTGTTGCTGTTTTTCATCTGCTTTTTGCTTAGCCTTGAGGTCTTCAGAATCCTTAGCCTGAATAGTTTCGACGCCTTCTCCACCCTCACGCTTGGGCTGAGCAAATACGTCGACGCCGTCCTTGATTAACTTAGCTTTTGCCTTAGATTCAAGAATCGTGTGGTCAAGTATATCTTCTGTCATCTTCATCGAACCGTCAAGGTATTTATACATGTT